AGAAAAATATGGACCAGTTATGCCGGGAGCTAAAGTTATAAAATCGGTTTACCTTACAGTCTTTTTATATACCATAATTATGGTATATAAATTATACGACATATTTTTTCGAACAGGGTAAATTAGTTTTTCCATAAAGAATACCACTTATTCTTACTTTCAAAATATTTTTCACGATTATCTGTTCTTATATATTTAAGAGCTGTTTTATCTTGCTTAACAGCAGCTAAACATAATTCTTGGGTTTGATAATCTCCGTCGACATGTCTGATAGCACATCCATCTCGTTTAACAGCAGCCAAACATATATCTTCTTTTGCCGATTCGTCTAAACATGAGTCTTCAGATAAATCAATAAGCATTAGAGCATCAGGATAATTATTTACAGCAGCCAAACATATAGCTTTGGTTAAATTTTCGAATTTTATATCTCTTATAAGATTACCATCATTTTTAACAGCTTCTATACAAACAGGCTCCGTTTGGTTTTCCGAGGCTATAAATCTTATAGCTAACTTATTTGTTTTAATAGCCTCTAAACAAACTTTTTCAGTCTGATTTTCTGGTGTTATATATCTTATATCAGTTCCCCAATATTTTAGTCTGATTTTCTGGTGCTATATATTGGAATTCATCACCCCCTTTTCTAATAGCTTCTAAACAAACTTTTTCAGTCTGATTTTCTGGTGCTATATATTTTAAAGCGTATTTATGGTATTTAATAGCCTCTAAGCAGACTTTTTCGGATTGATATTTTTTATTAATCCATTCCAATACTAAAGCTGTTTGTTTAACACCAGCTAAAATCATTTTTTCTGATGGTACTTTAATATGTTTTATATTAATTGGATCGACCATAATAGCTTGCATACAAATATCTGGGTGCGGCGAGATTAATAAAGGCAACAAGTCCCATCTATTATTAACGAGAATATCATATTCAAGTCTTTCTTGGTGGTTGACGAAAACCGGCAAATTTTTGAATGATTCAAGAGATTCCATTTTTTATTCAAAATAAAAATTAATGGAAAAAATCAATTTTTTTCAATAGAGTAAAAAGGGTTGATAGTATGTTTACACACACCAAACTTTTTAGCCTGCGACTCTGTTAATTCTATATAACAACTTGTTGTTAAATTTGTTACATCCAAATGATTTATAATACGGGAACTGCTAGTCGATAACGTTCCATAAATATCTCCCACTTTGTGTGCATCACAATCAAACCGGTAATTGCTGTATAATGGAATCTCAAGTAAAACGCTTTTATCGAGGTTGCCTGATAAAAAAATATTACATAAATCGAGAGTTTTAAATACGTACGGCATTTATGGTTATGATTAATGTATAAGTTATTATCCATCGTAAAAAGGACTTTTTCTAGGTTTAAACAACCCAAATTTATTAGCTTGCTTTTCGGTTAATTCTAAACAACAATTACCGGTTAAATTAACTAGTTCGAAATGATCTTTGAACTGAGTTTTACTTGGGCTTAGTTCGGAATATATTTCTAATACTCTTTGGGACCTAGTATCAAACATATAATTGCTATACATGGGTATTTCAAATAATACACTCGAATCGTGAATATATCCATTACGAAATATATGGTATAAATCGGTAGTTCTATATACCCAATGATTCATTTATGATATGAAATATTTCCTCTAAATCTGTATGGTAATTGTAATTTAATTATATAATACAACAAACTGCTGGTTTTTTATAGTAATTATCTGTATTCCCTGATACTTGACATACTCCATCTTTATATACTCCAGAAGAAGGGTAACATGTCTTACTATCAGTATAATTCATGACTGTAAAGGCCCCATCGAGTTGATTATTTTTATAATTACTTGCACTAATTAGAAACCCTTCACGGTCAAAACGCGAAGCAGGTCCATGTTTTTGTCCACAACTATACATAAATTTAAAATTTAATTCTTCATTATCATAATATGCCTTATACGGGCCATGTAATAATCCTTTATCATACTTAATATCATACTTGATAGTACCTGTATCATAGTATTCTAAATATTTTCCATGGCGTTGGCCATTTTTATACTCGCATTTAATTTTAATTTTATCATCATCAAAAAATTCAGTATACACTCCATTTTGTATATTTGACTCTAACTCTTTTTTTGTTTTTGGGATACAAAAATGGTCTTCAGTCATTTTTATCATAATTTTATCTTTTAATATATTATTTAATCATTGTTCACCGCCTAATACGGGCACAAATCGCACGGCCATTAATGGTTCGCTAGTGATGTGCTTGCCGCATTTAACCATCCGCCAAAGCTGCCCTTGCATGGGAAATACAGCAATACAAAAGAAGGCCGCGTTTTCGTCCAAAAATTTCTTCATCGTGGCGGTATCCAAGAATTCCGCCGTGGCGATAATTCGGTCGAATGGATGTTTATATTTTACAGTAAGCGCATCACCACTAATCACAGTTGTATTTTTTGCGCGCGCCAATAATTTTTTCGCCCGCGTAGCCAGCGGACGTACACGTTCAACAGTAGTGAGGGTACCGTAAGGAACCAATTTCGACATTACCGCAGCGTTATAAGCAGAGCCGGTGCCTAGCTCTAATATATTACTAATGGATTCAATCTCCAAAAAATCAATCATTTTTCCAACGAGAGAGGGCTGGCTTATGGTTACATCATGACCTATAGACAGCGGTCGGTCCTCGTAAGCGAACACCAGGAACTCTGGTAGTACAAATTTCGCGCGGTCCGTATTTTTCATGGCCTGGTATGTTGCCGGTGTTAATTGTTTTTTGAGTAGTAAATCAAGTTGCTGGCGCTTCATTTATAAATAAACACTTAATGTCCGACAAAATTCATTATAAATTTCCACTCGCGTATGGAGTGCATCAGTCCAGATATGTTTGCTATCGATAGCCATCATAAAGTCGACGCAAATATTCAAAACTAAGGTATGATTGATGCTATACTTGATGTCGAAATAAGGTGAAATTAATAGGCCCAAACGGTGTATTTCCCGTATTAATTCTATAATTTTTTCAGGGGGATAAATTAGATTATCAGGCGGTAATACCGGAAGCCATACAACGGTATATTCTTCATTTTCATACTCTAAATACACACGAATCCACTCATCATCCCGGCAAACACATAATTCGGATTCATAAATATAGGTGGGATTCCACCGTTGAACCCCAAGTAATCGATTAAATTCTCGATAAATATTAGCGAGGTCATTTATGGACAAAAGTTCTCGTGTTAGGGGATTGCGAGGAAGGGTTCGGTTTTCCCATATCTCCTTTTCAATATAGGCCAATAAACTATTCAACAGATAATATGTATTTTTGAATGGAATCAGCAGAGCGCGTCTAGACGGCGATAAATCGCTGTATTTCTCAGTCGTAATCGGCTCGACACCGTTTTCATCTGGGATATCAACTGACGGAAACGCGCAAGTTTCGAGACGCTGAGGCAACTCATTCAAGGGGATGGCTGTATCATAGACTATAAATTCACCTGCAAGTACATTCTTATAAAAGGCAAACTTATCCCCGTAAATATGACGGAGTAAATAAAATGTTTCGATATGATTATCGGTATTTAGCAGTGTTTCAACACTAGAATATTCAATTATAGTAAACTCTGCATCCGTCGAGCGGAGCCGTGATTTAAGGGTGTCTAATAATTTCAATATTATTTGATAATTAAAAAAAGTTACATGGGTATTTACCATACCACCATCAATACTGATAACAACATTAAAATCGCCCAACTCGAAGCAGCTTCGCGCCAAAACATATAAATCGCTGGGGGTATTAAAGGGGATTTTGATATGAAATTTGTCACGGCCACTTAGCGCATCGTTAAATATATTGATTTCATTAAGGGGTGTGATGTGTTCAAAAGTAATAGAGTCTTTGGTTATGGTATATTCTCGGTCGAGCGTGACGATATCTTTTCTCGTTACCCCCAAATATTCAGAATCTTTATGGTTTATCTCCCAACCGGTATTTTGAAGGTAATGTCCAAACGCGGACCCTAAAACCGAAATTGTGTCCATTGGAAATACGGCGTAATAACGGTTTTTCAATTCACGAAGCGCTTCTATAATCGGCGCCGGGTCTTCCATAGTGTAAATAATTTTGTGATTGTTTTGCGTATTATAAATTTCAACCGGGTGGTCATCGGCTTTTAATTTATTATAATAAAATTGTAGGTTGGATAGTCCATGAGAAAATGATATTTCGCTCCCCACTAATTTGACACCTGGATTTAGACGAAAAAAAGTAAAACAATAACCATGCAATAATTTTATTTGTAGTATATTTTGTAGTTGAAAATCAGTTGTATCAACAATCAAAGATACAATTTGCTTGTTGGCAATCGTTTGTTCCACGACGGCTAGAATATTCTTGTAAAAAAGCGCCAGTGATTCAAAGTGAAAGTCGACCCGGTTGTTGAGTTCATAACTAAATATATAATATGGTTGCCCGCTAAAAATAAAGGAAATCACCTCAAAAAAAGATAAAAGTGTATTAGAATTGAGGGTATATATCTTATAATTTGCATGAGATGCCCGGGTAGCAATAACGGTATATTTATTGAGGGCATCAGTATTTTGGTCGTCCCTTATAGCTACTTTTATTAAACTCATTTAATCTACCATAGTACCCTAAATCCTTTTACTGAAATGGTTTTATACACTCAAAATTGAAAAAAAAATCGGGCAAATATACAGTAAAAATGACCCATAGCAAGCTGGAATCGGAATGGTTTGAACTGTGCCGACACGGTAGTATTATAGATGTAAAAGAATTTTTAGATAAGAATAAACAATGGGATGCAAGAGGTACCCGGGATGACGATAAAAAAGCTTGCCTTCATATTGCGGCTGAAGAAGGAAACACGCATGTGGTAGAGTTTTTATGGAAACAATTTTATAAGGATTATGGTGTACCAATATCACATGATGGGTTGTCCCCATTATTTTTCGCTGTTTGCAATGGCCATATTGATACTTGTATGTTTTTATTAGAACAACTAAATCTAAATACATCTTATGATTTTATTTCCCGCAACTATAATTTTTTTGAAAAATCTAGTGGTAAAATAGTACAAACTTTATTACATATAGCAGCATATAATGGTTATACAACAATTTGTGCTTTATTAATTGGATATGGGGCTAATTTAGAAGCCAAGACTGTGGATGTCATTGGTAGAACTCCTTTATACATTGCACTTAAAGCCGGTCATCTTGATACCGCTAAATTTTTACTAAAGCGAGGCGCTAAATTAGATTATGAAACCGTGGGACTCCTATGGAAATATATTAATCAGTAATAACTAGTATTTACTAGTTATTGAAACGGTTTTGTGTATTCATAACCATATTTCTCTGCGACTTTATCAAATACCTTAATATAGCTAAAATAAATCCACGTCATAATAAGAACATTTAGCGTCAAACCCACCCCAAATCCAACCCAGCCATAATCTTCGTAAAACAATATAACAACCCCCAGTGTCCACAGGCACCCGATTTTTATATAATCTTCGAGCGCATCGCTTTCATTTTGAAGAGTTTGCTGGTCGGTAAATGGGTGATTTATATGGAATCGCGACGTTAAATTTAAACCTGCAAACCCTAGTTGTATTGATGAATATATAATAGCATTTCCAATGAGCTGCTTTAAATTCATTTATAGTATATAATATAGAGTAAATGAATGATAAAGACATCCCGGCTTTGCTTTTATTTATATCGCGGGTCAATGAAGGTGAAAAAATAGTAACCTCTAACTGTACCATACACGACGCGGAAAATTATTGGGATAAGCTCAAACGTACATTTTGGTATAGCGAAAATAAGCATAAAACTTATCGATGGATGTATGATATAATCGACCAAGCATTCGACCTGTATGATTCGCTTAAACCGGTAACACCGGAAAACCGTAAAGTCGCCGATAATATACTTGAAAACATAAAAAAGTCCAAGGAAGGCATACGCAATATGAAGAAAACTTACTCAAAGGATACCTATTATTGTGCTCGTCTCGATGAATTATTGACACACATTGATATAAAAATAGGAATTAGAGATAAAATGAGCGAAAAGAAACAGGTACGGGAAAGAGTCGTTCAGGACAAGGAGATTGAAGAAGAATTTGGGACTGATTCATACAACATCATCAACAAGGAAATTACCAATAAAACAAAGTCTGGCAAGCAGATATCCGTTGAGGGCATGTATGTATTCAAGGATATTATTAACGCGAAAACCGAGGATGACTTGTTGAAATTTTTCGAGGGGGAATTTGACCGCCGTGGAATCGCGCGTGGTGATAGATCTCGAACCATGTATTATGGTATCAAAGACCTTGAATATGATGGTGATGAGGTCATCCCTCCATTACCAGAGGAATTGACCCCGCTGGTTTATCAGTTGATTTACAAGGATATTTTTGATAAGATTGCCCAGCCCGAGTGTCTGGAAGTCAAAGAATATACCGGGACTCAGGGTGTTATGATGAAACAACCTGAAGAATTTATCTTTTTCGTGATGGTTGTCTTGGGCGATCCTTGGTGCTGTTTTACAAAGACACCTGATTACGGTGGAACAACGTTAGGTATGAAATTAGTCCCGCGTCTGGCTATTACATTTAACGCGAAAAATTGTAATTATGTCATCCCGCGCACGCGCCGCCAAGACATCAAAGGACATACCATGTCACGAAAGCCTAACTTCCGTATGATGACTCTGACATTTAAAAAGTTAAATGAGATTGATTTATAATCAACAACCCCTAATAAATGGAGGTTAAAAAAGGAGTGGTCTATTTAACTAGTACAGAAGGAGCGCTCCCGAAACAAAGGCACTCTCTTAAGCGTTTACAAATGCTTTCCACGCTTACCAAGAGCGGGGATATTGCCTACCAAGAAAACGGTATCGTCACGGTATATATTCCAGACCAACAACTATTAGCATCATTTGAAACCCAGGATCACAGCTTTAAGATTTACTCGGTTGTAATCGATACCGAAAAATATGTTGAATACGATCAACAGGCCATCAATGAATATTGTATATATAAAATAAATTTCCACCGTGAATACCGATTGAATGTCTTTAGTAGTGAAATTACCCGACAATTCGAGGGGTGTATTTCAAATATAAAAAAACGAACGCGCGCAGGGTTGTCACAAAGCTGTCTGCTGTTAGAACTCTATCAACTCCGTAAACACGCTCAGGATCTTATAGTATCAAAGACGCTCGACCACAACAAGGTTGAAGCGCAATTACGGGAGCATTTACAGGCTTTTAGTTAATTATAACGAGTAAAAACCCGTTATAACACAATTAGACAATAGTAACTTCGGTTAATTCAGGGTTGCTTGGAATGGGTTTTTCAAACATATCAACTGGACAATCCTGAGTCTCTATCAAAGCGGGCGCCGGGGTGGATATAAATGGTTTATTAAGTATAACCTGATACACGAAAGCAGTTGGAATGGCGGGGGTAAATAAACATGTAATATAATTTCCTAAGCGTCTTATCATGGGTTTATAAACACGTGATTCGTATCGTATGGAAATATATTTTTTGTCAAGAAATAATATATACGGGTTTCCCTTTTTAACACATAATTCCCAATCTGTGTTGGGCTCATTTTGTCGCAAAAGATAATCAGAAAGACGGTAGTGTTGTTTGCTAAAGTTTTTAATTTTAATGGTAAACAAGGACATTTAACGTACCCACAAGCCCTTAAATACAACAGTACACTTTCACTGTAAGTAATAATCCCTAATTAGGGGTAATTACCTGTACCAGACTTTATCCTGGACAAATTAATTTAATATGTTAGATTTAGGTATTAAGCGTATATTATCCCCGTCTGATAGAGTAAAAAAATCGGAAAGCATCGACAATGTAAGATTTAAGCCTGTTAAACGTATAATATTTCCATTAATTAAGGAGGTTAATTTTTCGTTGTTGGAATTTTGAAGAGTTATTTTATCATATGTGTAATAACCATCATAATCAGTAACATTTTTATTTATATATTTATTTTTATGGTATCGAGTTTCATATAATGGTGTATCCGCATCAATATAAGAATCATTCAATAGTTCTACAGTCAACCAATAAGATGTTCCAATCTTGCAATTAAAATTTTTAACAATATCTACAACTCTAAATTTTATACCTGGTGGTAGCCTGATTTTAAATTTGTGAGGATTCTGGTTGAAAAATTCCCATTCTGGGTTGAAACTATGAACCTCTTTATCCCACAAACCTAAATAATATCCATCAAAAATTGATGGAACTTGTGTTTCGTATACACGTTCACTTATTGATTTTGCCATAGTAGAATCATTTACCGACGATTGTTGGGACCCCATTTATTTAATAATTAATTGTTAACCCCATTTTTATATAGTTTCTATTTCATTTCTGCGGGTAATTACTACCGAGGCATGAGGCGGGTGTAAAATGAAAAATAATCTCTAATTAGGGGTTATTTCCTTTGTTTTATTCAAAACAATTTCGACTCTTTTTGAACATGAAAAAGGCGCTAATTCGTCTTAATTATAAATTTTTGTTTTTATAATATTTCCGTCTCCATCAAATCTGGTATATTTTCCTCGTTTAAATCCATTAACATATTCATATATTTCTTTAACATTTCCGTTTTTATGCCATCTAGTATATAGTCCATTTCTACGTCCACTATCATAATTAAATAAAACAGATTTATTACCATTTTCATGCCATGTTTCATATATCCCATCTTCTTTACCATTATTATATACACAATACACTTTTTTTTGACCATTCGGATACCATTGCTGAAATTCACCATGGAGCTTGTTATTTTCATACATTTTAGAATATTCTAATTGACCCTCTTTATACCATCCCAAATCAAGTCCATGATTCTTATCATCTTTGAACCATGATAGACCCAATATTTGCCCATTTGAGAAATAAACTTCGCATCGTCCTGTAAATTTACCCTCACAGAAAGAACCCTCAACATAATTATATCCCCCTGTAATTTCACCATCATAAAAAGAACCGTCTCCACCGTCTATGAAAACCCAATTAGAATCAATCAAATTAAAAGAGTACCATCTCTTGAATTGGCAATTTTTTGAAGGCATTAACTCTATTAGTTTTTTATGCCATAACATTTTTATGTATATGTACTAAAGATATATAATCAATTTTGAGTGAAAAAATAATCCCTAATTAGGGATTATTTCTTTTTTTTATTTATTTAATTTATTTTTTAATAGGTTTTGGCGGGGCATAAGCCAAGCGAGGATTTTCACCTGGTTTGAACTTGTATGGTCCCTGCGAGGCTTTTCGTTTTGGGCATGTAACCATATAATGACCCCATTGATCTTTGGCTTGGCGGCATTCTTTCCATGTACAAAATCCAACCTGGCCTTGTGGTCCGAGCTTAATTTTTTGGCATTTTTTTTCAGGCTGATCCCCGTGGCCATACAATCCACAATAGGGACACAACCGTTCTTTTTTATATTTCAAGGCAGGGCACTCTTCTTTATAATGTCCTTCCTCAAAACAGAAAGCACAACGCTGAGGTTGTTTAATGCTTTGTTCATATTCATAGACTCTCAAGGCATCCCAACCCGCACATTCTTCACATTTTTCCAAATTTTCCACACAGGCTCGGCAATGCTCGTAAAAATCGGGAAAGTTTGACGGCTTTGTGGGTTTTATATACCGACGACGGGGCCGCGAGTAATAAGCTGCTAGGCTTTCCTCGCGATTTTTTTCCATTTGTTCCTCAACACGTTTTCGGGCTTGGGGAGACATTTGGGCTAACTGCTGATGAGATACAATAATCATAGGCTCGTCATCGGAATCCGAATCCGAATCGTATTCAACACGACTCATTTTGTATTTATCGATATAATTTATAGGATTTTTTATCGGTAATTCTTCACTATAATGAAAATAAAAAATCAGTTTTTCGCTAGTGCGAAAAAAGTTTAGCCGAAGGTAAATCAGTTTTCCGCGCAAATCATTCGATATATTCAATAAATTCTTGAATCGTTTCCTGGTCATACCCTCGTTCTGTTAATTCTTTTTGTGTTTGAGACCGATGATTTTCAATATTGTAATTCTCTTCAGACTCTAGCCGTTCTTTCACTAGAATTACTATATTGGATATCTGAGCTTTATCAGCAATTTGTATCTGGATGTCCGAATCGAATCCATTTAGACAATTAATCAAGCGCGATAACCGCCCCGTAAAACATTGACGTTCTGCATCCTGAAGTTCCGTATTGAGAATACGTTTAATCTCTTGTGAATGTTTGTTGTTTTGAATTGTATTCCATACGGCAATAAATAGGTCGGTAAAGGTAATTTGAAGAATTGAATGAACCGCGGATTCAGTACAATATTCACCCATCAAACACTTTGTTTTTTCTGTCAAAACCGAGTCATCCATTACTTGATTAAACACTGAGTCAATCGTCGTGTTGCCTAAAGGCCGTTTTAAAAGTTTAAAAATCGAAGTTTGGATAGATTTTTGAATGGTTGAATCGTGTACATTTTGGGTGTCATTATATATAGTATTTGTATCAAAATTACGGCGATTTATACGGTCAATAAAGCGCTGAACTATAGGAGGTATAAATTCAATAGGGTTGCCACTATATTTAAAATTAGTTAATCGTCTTAAGCAAAGTAATTCAATGGGTATTTCAGTAAGAGAATTGTCGGATAAATCTAATTTTTGGAGATTGGTCAGGGCATCTAATCCCTTGATTTCATTAAGAGAATTGTTGAATAAATCTAATTTTTGGAGATTGGTCAGGGCATCTAATCCCTTGATTTCAGTAAGAGAATTGTTGAATAAATATAATTCTTGAAGATTGGTCAGGGCATCTAATCCCTTGATTTCATTAAGTGAATTGTTGAATAAATCTAATTCTTGGAGATTGGTCAGAGTGGCTAATCCCTTGATTTCAGTAAGTGAATTGTGAGATAAAGATAATACTTGGAGATTAGTCAGGGTATCTAATCCCTTGATTTCATTAAGTGAATTGTAGGATAAATATAATTCTTGGAGATTGGTCAGGGCATCTAATCCCTTGATTTCAGTAAGTGAATTGTGAGATAAAGATAATACTTGAAGATTAGTCAGGGCATCTAATCCCTTGATTTCAGTAAGTGAATTGTAGGATAAATATAATTCTTGGAGATTGGTCAGGGCATCTAATCCCTTGATTTCAATAATTGAATTGTTGTATAACCATAATTCTTGAAGATTAGTCAGGGCATCTAATCCTTTGATTTCAGTAAGAGAATTGTTGGATAAATCTAATTTTTGGAGATTGACCAGGGCATCTAATCCCTTGATTTCAGTAAGAGAATTGTTGGATAAATATAATTCATGAAGATTGGTCAGGACATCTAATCCCTTGGTTTCATTAAGAGAATTGTAGGATAAATATAATTCTTGAAGATTAGTCAGGGCATCTAATCCTTTGATTTCAGTAAGAGAATTGTAGGATAAATATAATTCTTTGAGATTTGTCAGGGCATCTAATCCCTTGATTTCAGTAAGAGAATTGTTGGATAACCATAATACTTGGAGATTGGTGTTGGATTCTTTATTTACTTTTTTAGCAATCAAATCTTCCATATCAATTTGATTTTTTGAGCAATCAAACGAAAAAAAATCAGTTTTGGGGGAGCTACGCGTTCCCCCCATAGTCCCTAGCGTGTAATTAAAATATTGTGCGTCCCCCGAAATTGATTAGTTGACTGTCCGTTTGAATAAATCTAAATTTATAGGGTTATAATAAATAATGAATACCATCACCCTATCAGTGGGAGGATCCCTTGCTTCTGTACTTGAGCGGGCGCGCACCGAATGTGAAAAGGGTATAATATATATTAATGAAACACCATTCACCCAGCCAAATTCCACTACGCGATTGCTTGAGCTTAGCCGGGATTCCATATTACTAACATCGCGTGGCTACATTACATACAATGACCCGAGCAAACCACGGATAAAATTTTATCTGATTGATTATGATTATATCGACAATCTTGAAATTAAAGAGAATTTCGGGCTGGATTACACGGAATCGCGGCAAAAAGTCAAGCGCGAACTCCGGCATTCACCCGAGTGGGAACCTTTTGTCAAAGCTTATAATAAAATCATGAAAAGTGCTGCCATCAAGCTGGATTCGCAAATACCCAAAATATTGCACTTTATCTATGTTACAAATCCACCACCTCCCGCAATGAAAGAACGCATGGCCGTATGGCAGGCGTATCACCCTGATTGGGAGGTCAAATTTTGGGATGACGCCGCGATTAGTAAGCTCCAACTAGTTAATCAAAAGCAGTACGACCGTGCCCATAATCCTGGTGAAAAAAGTGATATTGTCCGGTATGAAATTTTATACCGAGAAGGCGGTGTCTATGTTGACCAAGACATTGACTGTTTGGGAAATATCGAGGTCTTTTGTAGACTGTGCGATTTCTGGTGTTGTTGCGCGCTAGATCAATATTTTACCGCGTTTAATGGGTTGATTGCTAGCGTGCCAAAGCATCCCGTTTTAAAAGCTCTTATTACTGAAATTGGAAAACTCCAACGCCCGGCGCGCCATGCCGAAGAAGTACAGGCCAACACCGGTCCCTATTTATTTTCTAAAATACTTAAAAAAAATATACTAAAAAGCGATTTACTGGTACTTCCCCCGACGTATTTTTTTCCAACAACGGTTGATCATCGTGGAAAAATCCAGCCGGAAAGTTATGGCAATCATTTATGGGGGCGCAGTTGGGTTAATCAGTTTTCTCGCCCTGGTTCTACCCCGCGAACCGGGCGCGCCTCCGGGGCAAATAAAATATGATACCTCTCTAGGTATTATATTTATGCATCAAAATACTTTTGACTAGACGATTAATTTTATCTGGATCATATGCCACCCTGACTAACTCGTCTTTACATAT